GTCGACGCCTTGCGCTTGCGCCCGCACAGGGAGCAAGTCGCGTTCCAATCGCCGAGTTCGAGGTAATCGGCCTGACCCATCAGTACTTCATCCCGCCTGCGAAGCCGAAACCTTGAAGGATCTCAAGCTCCCGCTGAAGCCGATCCCCGATGTCGGTGCGATACATCACGTTCCCCGGCCAGCGGATCTCATTAGCGACCTCGTAGACGTCGTCTTGCGCCGAACGCACCGTTCGACCATGACCGCCGACGATCATAACGTAGCATCCGGCGGTCGCGGGGCCGTCGATATTGCGCTCCTTCCCTTCAACGACGATCGGAGCCTTCGCTCGCATCACTTGTTGGAAGTGCAAATGCTCCAAGTTCTGCTTCGAGATCCCATTGATCGGGTATCCAGCCCACGTCCCGGTGGGGTCCTTCCCCTTCGGGAAGTCTCCGTGGGCCATTAAAATGCCCATCGCTACATGAGAGGACACTTCAAGGGTGTCTTTGCCCTCCAGGAGGTCAAACATCCACTGAATCGGGTCGCCCTTCACTACTTCCTGAGTGATACAGAACGCGGGCCAGCCTAAACGGTTGGTAAACTCTAGCGGCCACGGCCTCCCCTTCTTGTCAATGATGCAATTAACCGAGCAACATCCTACGTACTTGATCCTATGGAGGTAGTCCGTGATGGGGTTAAGAACCTCGTTAAAGAGCTTCGACTCGGGAACGTGACGAAGCACTGTTCCCATTTCCCCTGTGTTCTCTCCCAAATCATCATTGAGGAACTTCTTATGCTCGAAGGACTCTTCGAGAGCCTCATTCCATCCTCCAGGCCCGAACCATCCGGCGACTCCCATCTCAATTCCATCGACCTTCTCCTGTAGCATCAATTGACCCTTGAACTTGCCGTCTTTCTCCCACTTGCGAAGGGTGAAAAGAGCCTCGTCTTCGTCCCTTGGGACGCACGTCATCGACTTGTCCGCGTCGCCGCCCCACGGCTTCATCACGCACGGGCCTTCCGAGAGGATAAACTTCACCGCGTCGTCGACGGAGTCGACCACTTCGTAGGGAAGAGTCTGGATTCCGTACTCTTCGAGTACCATCTGGCCCTTGGATCGATCAAGTTCTAGTTCTGCCCCCTTTTGGTTAGCACCAAAAATAGGGTATCCTTTGCCGAAATAGGGCGCTAGCGGCGCCGCGTAGGTCGAATTGCCCGTCGTCACAATCAACTCGGCCCAGTCCATCGACGATTCCCAGTCGTCCGGGCGGTCCAGTAGCCCTTTTCCATAGGGCGGCTGCTCGCCTGACGTCTCTGTCGGAAGCCAATAGCGCACTTCGTGCCCTGCTTCCTGTGCGCGGATCGCGAGATCGACGCCCATTCCCTCGCCGTCGGTGTCCATTAGAAGGAGATTCATGGCTCGTCTCGCGGGATGTCTTGCTCAACCCCCGGTTGCGCGCCCTCGACGATGCTCGCCTTCGTCGACCCCTCAATCACCGCCTTGACGATCTGCCGTCGAGGTCCTAGCGGAATCCCATGCAATACGTACTGCATGAACCGAGGGTTCAACGCAATCCACCGGGCGACCGCTTTGGTCGCCTGAATGAACCATCGACCCTTGGTAATGTGCCCGCCTTTACCAAGCGCCGGGGTCTCCAACACAGCGCCCGCGTGCATCGAGGCCATCGTCCCTTCGTGGACGCCGGGGTAGATGAACTGGATGATCTTGTCGAGTTCTCGAAGGTCTCCGGCAAGGCCCTTCGGGAACAACAACTCTTGCTGCTTGGCCGTGAAGGCTTTCAACGACTCTCCCATGGCATTACGACCGAAGTCCGTAATGACCTTGATCTCGGCGCTACGCGCAAGCTGTTCGAGGGCGGCTTGCCGCAGGGCTTGCTGCTTCACGGGGTCTGCTGCGAGAAGCTTGAAGGCTTCAATCGTTCGCGATTCGTTAGAGACGATCGACGAATAGACCTCCTCGGGCGGACGAGTCGGCATTCGAAGCTCCGCGAGAAGATTCTTGTTCAAATAGTCGTCCAGTTCCTTTTGCGCGTCCTTAACGCCCTTAATCGCGTCTTTAACCGAGCCCGAAGCGAGAGCCTCAGGGCTTACCTTTCCCGCGCGGGCGCCTAGCGCCTTCCCTAACTCGCGAAGCTCGTTAATCCGGGCTTCTCCATGGATCGCTTTCGCGACTTCGGCGTTCCGTTCGCTATCGAGGTAATTGAGAAGCTTCAACCCCCCAATCGTTCGATTACCGGCGGCATCCCGAACCGTCGTCGCGTTGATAATGTGCTGAAGGTCCTGATTCTGGACGTCTTTCCAGACACTGTCGCCGACGATGCCGCGAACTTCGTTGATCGTCGAGGTCTTTCCTGACTCGCGGATAAGCGCTACCACGCTCGCGGGGTCAGGCGGCGTTTTGGTCTTCGATAACCCTCGAAGCTGCGTGATCGTCGGATCGAGGAACTTCGCTCTCGTATCCTTGTACCACGAGTTGACGTCGCGGAAGGTCTTGACGAACGGAGCGACCTTAGGGTCTTCAGCGGCCATGTCGATCGCCTGATCGACGGACGTCGATAGATGAAGATGGTCGCCTTGAGAGACCGTTCGAGGGGTCAATCTGGAGGCTTTGCCGCGTTCACGAAGAATGGTTCGGATTCTCTGAGCCTGCTCCAGGCTCAGCATGTCGTCCTTGGGGAGTTCGATCCCGAACTCCTGAAGGAGCATGGCGTCTTCGGCTCCGGTCGAGCCCATCTGACCGAGTTCGCGCGTGACGCCTGAGGCGGTGGAGCGCGGCAGCTTCGAGAGAATTTGCTGCGCCGCCTCACGAATCGGCGCCGACGGCACAATAGGAGCGCCGTCGAGCGCGGCGTGAATGCTACCATACGCTTGGCTCGCCGTCGCCTTGAAATCGGCGTACGCGGCGGTGGAGAGCGCCTCGACGTCGGACGCCAGGTGACTGTTCGGCCGCGCCGCTGCTTCGCTCAAGCGCTGAATGCGCGGCGCGATCGTTTTGTCGAACGCCTGCAACGCCCCCTGGACGCCGAGATCGAGATCCGCTGCATGGGTCTGAATCGCCTTCTGGATCATCTCGCCGACTTCGCGCCCCGAAAACGCTGAGGTCGGATTATGGATCTCATCGAGGACGACCTTGACATAGTTAGGCGGCATCCCCCCACGCTCAAGAACCCCTTGAACCTCGCTTAAGATGTACTTCCGATTGGCATCAAACTGCTTGACGTAGCGGCCAGTGAGCTTGGCGGCATCGACCTCGACGCGAGCGAGCTTCTTTAAGTCCTCGCCCGAGGTCTGCCAATGGGGGATCGCGCCGCCTTCCTTCGCGCGCATAAAGAGCCGCTTCGACTCGTCCGTGACGCCGGTAAAGAACCGAGGTAGCTCCCCCCTCATGACGCGCCCAGCGGCCTTTCCAATCAGCGTTCCGCCGACTTCAGCGGCAGCGCCGCCAGCGGCCTCTTCAGCCGCGAGCTTCGCAGTCTGTTTGGCGTCCTTCGCCTGCACGCCCCCGGCCTTCTTCGCGGCTTCGCGGGCATAATAACCGAGCCCCGCACCGACGGCGGCTCCGATAGCCGTACCGACTACGGGGATCTCTGACCCCGCCGCCGCGCCACCGGCCATGCCAGCGAGAATCGGGCTATCGGCGATCAAGCTCGCCGTGACCCCTGAGTTCTCCTTACTGACCTCGATCATCTTGCCTTCCCGCTTCAAGAACATCCGAGGGGCACCCCCCGTGTCCTTGTCGCCCCAGGCTAGAACCACGCTTCCCTTGCCGTAGCGGCGTTCGAGGGAGAGCTTTTGCTCTTGCATCGTATCCGACATCGCGAGGCCTACTCGATCTTGGGTGTCAAGACCCTCATTCAAAGGCGTCCACGACGCCGAAGCGCCGCCGGGGACGCGAAGGGTCTTCGTGCCAGCTTTGCGGGCAGTCGACGGATCGAAGTCCGTCCCTGTGCTTTGCACAGGTGCCGCTTTAGCGGTCGAGGGATCGAAGGCTACTTCGTCGGCTGCCATTGACCATTACCCATATAGATCGCGGCGTTGCCGTTCGCATCGACGTAGCGCTCTCCGGCGTTGAATTTGCCAGCGTCAGATTTTTTAGTCTGCTGCGCTTCTTTACCACTTTCGCCAGACAACTCGGCTCTAAGTTGCAACAAAGACGACCGAGTTGTATTGATGTTATCCCCAGGACTTAAGCCTCTTGCAATCATTGCCATCTTCTCGGCTTTAAGCTTCGAGAAATAACCAGCGGTTTTAGACTTCAACAATAGCGCTGGAAGTTCAGTATGTAAAGCCGTAAGCTGAGCTTCAAAGTCATTCGCAATGGTGTCGTCTGTAATACCAACGGTGCCTAAGATATCCTCCTTAACGACCCTACGAGCCATACCAGGGATGCCGGTGATTCGTTTATTCTGCGATTGAGCTTTATCCAAAAGGCCCAAAAGATCATCTATCATGCCGACTCCCGCTTCCGCTTCAGGAGGTGGCTTTGAGAGGCCACTGAGTTTGCTATCTGGCTTCGATTTCTCTTCCTGAATAGCCCTTGCTACTGCTTGAGAGCGCGGCATGGTCTTAACGAGTTGCGCTACGCGCTCCGCGACCGGTAACGATGCCGCTTGAGCGGCTTCTTTCGTCACTCCCTTACCGAACTCTCCCTTCACAGCTTCATAAGCAGCAGCGATATCCTCTTTCGACGGCCCGCCTGCAATCCCTGCGTTCTTCTCGCGGCTCTCTGCAAGCGCAACCTCGGCTCTGGTCTTCGCCTTATCGAGAACGATTTCAGCCTCGTCCTTTCGAGTCTGAACCTTCGTTAGTGCCGTAGACGCCTTCTCCTTATCTTGCTGCAACTTCTGCATCTGCGTAGTCGTGGCGTCCTGTAACTGCTTCAAGAACTGAGGCGTCTTGACCGGGTCCCAGCGCATGTGAGCGACTTCGGGCGGCAACGTATGGCCGTCAGCCTGCGCGACCATTTTCGCGCTATCAAGGCTCTCTTGATCGTGGATAGTCGAGGCGAGGTTCGCCACGTATTGAGCGTCCTTCATCTTCTGGTCAGATTGCTTCCCAATGATCTCCGCGTGGTCCTTCGCAACTACGACGGATTGCTTGAGTAATTCAGCCCCTTGAATCGGGAAGCCGCCTTCGATGTCCGCCTCGGCCATCGTCTGAAGCTCGCTCGTCACCTTATCAACCGGGTCCATCTTCGGGTCGAACGCTAGCTTCGATAGCGCGCTCGATTGAAGCTTCTGGATCGCCTTGGCGTTGTCGAGAGCCGTTTCGCGCTCTTTGAGGTCAAGTTGCGCACCGGCTAGCTTCGTCCGGTCGATGTCCATCGACATGTCGAAAAGCTGCGACTTCTGCGCACGGTCAATCTGCGCCTGTTGAGCGTCTTGGAATCCAGCAGTAAACCCCCAGTTCGTGTCAACCATAGGCTACCCCATCGGGATGGCGTCAGCGCCACCGCCCCAGCCAGAGGTTGAGCCGCCCATAGTCGGGTCGTTCGCGGGCGTGAAGCCTGAGCCGCCACCGAAGCCGCCGCTGCTACCCCCTGTTTGCCCAAGGGCATAAAGAAGCGTGCCAAGTTGGTTGAACGTCGCGGTGTTGGCCCCCGAAGCGGTCTGCGCCGCCCCAGCCGGGTTGAACCCAGTGCCTGACATCCCTGCGAGGAGTTGCTCTTGCCCTAGCAACTGGCTAGAAGCGAAACTCTGCCCATAGGACTCCAGCGCGGTCATCTGGTTGCCTGATCCCTTATAGCCTTGCGCAGACATCTGACGAGTGACCCCTTGAAGACCCGTGTTGAGCGTAGACTGGAAAAGTGGGTTCTGCAAGAACGTACTCGGGTCCTGTATGAGCCCTTGAAGCTGCATGTATGACTGGTTCTGCTTCTGAGCTTGAGTGGCCTCCAGGCCAAGAGCCTGCTTCTCGATCCCGTGCTGTTGGCTCGCCTCGTAGGCGCCCGCCGCGATCCCGACGACCCCAACGACGGCGGCAGTTATGGTGCCTGACATAGAACCTTCCCGAGTTCAGGGTTAAACTCTAAAATTTTGTGGTAGTCGGTGAAGAGTTCTTCGTGGCGAAGACACGGGGTTAAAGCCCTCAAATAGATGTCTTTGCCTTGAACGACCATTTCGGCGTTGGGCTCATTAGAGTGGTTGACGTAACGGCCGAGAGGAGTCCGCTTGCCAGAAATCCTCGCGGGGCCGATAAATTCGCCCGCCGCGATCGCCCGAGCCGCGAAGATCCCCGATCCTTCAACCGCCGACGGAAAGAGATACCAATCATCGCTATACCAATCGACGATGTCGTCGGTTCGACCAATGATCCCTTTGACGTATCGGTCACGAATCTTGAACTCAGTAAGCAACGCCTGGTAGTCAATTCGAGCTGAGATGACTCGGCCGCGACGCAAAACGACGTCAGAGGGCTCAAAAGCCTTGGCTTCGAGAGCCTTTCCATCCCTGGAATCCGTAGGATTCGGATGCTTCGTGTAAGCGATCATGTTTTCGAGCGACAAAAGAACCATATGGAGCCCTGGCGTCGATTGCATCGAAAATGGCGCCTTAACGTGGTACTTAAGACCGTTCGGCGCGCAATAGATGCAGGAACCTTTAACGAGAGTCACTTCGTGGCCTACTAGATGCTTGCGGCCGACGAACAAGACGTCTTTCGGGATCGTCATCACGCGGATGTAGAACCCGTTCTCGAATAGTTCGTGAACAGGCGTCTCGGCCGTGGGCTGAAGCCGCGAGAGCTTGTAGGCCATAAACGCCACCTTATCGTCCCACGACAAGTAAGGCGCGACGTAGTCCCAATCTCGAACCGCGAGGTCAGTCATGTTGGAGCCTTGACGGACATCAATTTGCCGTTCGAGAAGGTCATCAGGCCATTCACCCCGCCTCCAGTGAGCTTCGCCAGCGGAATCGTGCCTGAGAAGCCTTGAAGCTCGTACTGAATGAACCAGGACGTCGGACGCCCTACAGGGTCGACGATCGGCTTCACCGTTTGTAGGGTCAATAGAGTCTGAGTCATAGCGTCCCCACGTCCATTTGAAGGTCCACGCTCTTGATCCTCAACGGCTTATTGCAGAAGTGCCGCATGTGATAGGCGCGGCGGTAGAACGACCCGCAATTCGTGAGAATCGGCCGCTTGTTCCCTAAGTCCACTTTCCTGAAGTTGGTCCAGCGCTGATAGTCGTTGTCTGACGAGCGGACGAAGAGTTCGCTCCCCTTGGTCTGATCGGCGTTGAACCGCATCGTGTTGAGCTGCTTGATGCGGTCGATCCCTGCATCGAAGTTCGGGGTGTAGATGTCGACGGGGAAGATGTTCCCCGCGTCGTTCGGGAAGATATAATCCGCGTCGAAATTGACGATCGAGCCGTCGAGGAAGTCCTGAAGGATACGATTAGGTTCGCTATTCGGATCAAAGGTAAGGCCGACGGTCGCCGAGAAGTACGGCCAATAGTTGCCCAAGTAGTTCGACCACTGGTACCAGAGCCGCTGATCGATGTCGTAGATCAATGAGATCCCTCGTGAGAGCGGCGTCCGAGCGGTTATACCGTAAAGACGGTGACCGGCATGCTTGATCGCGAACGACTGGATTTGAAGGTCGTCAAGATTGGGGCCGATCAGGAACTGATCTAGCAATCGGTCGATGGCTGGGGTAGAAACGATCTTGTGTTGAAGTGATTCTAAGAGAATTACTTGGGGTGATTGGGTCTTGCTGGATGTGACCCACAAAAGTAGGCCGTCGATCTCTTGAACGGTGTCTGCGGATAGACACCCGTAAGTGAGAAGGGCTCCAGGGACCGGCGCCAGCGGGCTCCCCGTTGGGTTCCCGGCGTCGTAGAAGAACTGCGTCGACCATTGCTTCAAGGCCACGACATAGACGAGTTGCTTGGCGAGCGCCACAGCGAAGTCGCCGTCGCTTTGAGCCACGATCACACCGAGCGGGTCCCACACCGTCGGATCGTCCTCGTTGAGCGTGTTGTTGATGTCCCCGTTGGGGGACATGACGTAGATCGTGCCGTCGAGATAGACGATCCCCGGCACGGTCGCCGACGGGTAGTTTGGGTCGGTAATCTGGTGCAAGCCTCCGGCGGCATCGAGATAATAACCGACGTTCCCGGAGCCGAACATCAAGAGCGGCGGCGAACTCGGGATTGGGCAGAAGATCATCGTTCCGCCGAAGACGATCGGATAGAGAGCGCTCAACGTGACATGAGGCGTTGGAAGGCCAAGAATCGATGCGGTATAGAAGTTAGCCCCGACGACGATGATAAGCTGCGCTGTCGTCGCGGACTGCTCCCAACGATAGACCCCTCGACCGGTGCCGGTCGGAAGCATCGTCGGGGTGTAGACCGTTGTGGTCTGGACGCCGAAGCGCTTCTCGATCGCGTAGCCGTCCTCGTGCTTCTCGGCGTAGCAATTGACCAGGCGCGCATCCTTGTTGACCGTGCCGTCACGGTTCTCGGGCTGGGTCACGAGCGGCCAGCGCTTAGGGATCTCGACGGCGGCAGGGCTCACCGTCGGAACCTCGAAAAGCCGCGAGCATCCGGCACGAACTGGGTCGGAGCGTCCTCGACGTCCCAGGTATTGAGCATCTCGAAGTAGGCGAGCGCTCGCTTCTCGCAGCGATCCATGATCGCCTGAGGTTGGCCGGTGCAGATTTGGTCCGCGAGCGCCCAGTGGAGCCAGATGCCCCACTCGGGCGGGAGCGCCATCGTGTCCGTGAGCGACGTCACGGTCGGCTGCTGCTGCTGAAGCTGTAGCTGAACGGTCCCCGTTGCCGCTGTCGCATCAGGGACGAGCCAGAACCACACGTTCAATTGATAAGACTGTTTGTCGACAAAGTACGAGTTGATCTGTCCGTTTTGGGTCTTGTTCGACAACCGATTCCAATCGTCCCAGGCCAGGGGGATCAATGGCCGCTGGTTGCCGCTGGCGTCGAGGAAGTACCCCTCAATCACCCGAGTCGGCTTGTTCATTGGCACATCGCCCGTAGGCGAGAACACATATTGCGCCTTACCAGCGCTCAGAGCCACGGGTTGAAGGATCTGTAACCAGAGCTTCAGACCTTGAGTCTGAGCCGCGAGTGTTAGCTCATTGAGGCGGTTCATCCCATCCGCGAGATCCTCGCTGTCGATCGAGTCTCCGGTTTGCAGCAAACCAGCATCTTGCCGGGCAAATCGAATTATTCGATTTGG